CTATTGATTTATGGTGCAGAACATTAACATCTAAGCCTAAATCTTCAAGCTCTTTAAAATTTACAGTGTCACCTGGTTTCATATGATTTATTTTGTGAAATATTTTTTCAGCATCCTTTCCACCTATTCCAAGTACATTGACAAATGGAGTGACATCGTATACATTTTTACCCTCATCTCTAAAAGGATACCCTCCCTGTGGCCTAATATTTGTCTCCCTTAATCCTTCACTCTCAGGAGTTCTTTTACCTAAAAAGACACCTAGTAAGTCAGGAGCATTTTCAACTCCATAATACTTATTATACATTTCTACTTTCTCTGGTTCGATGTTTTGTGTTCTATCTAATACCTGTCCACGATAAGAACCTTTGCCACCAAATAAAACATTTGTTACTGCACCTGGCCAAGGTGCTCCAAATAAAGCTGTATATAAATCACTGCCTACTGCTTCTGCTTTATCTCTCATAAAATCTACATCAGCTTCAGTTTTTACATTTTCATCCATATAGTCCATTATCTCTTCTGGAACAGTAGTTGGACCTACAGCTCCTTTAAATCCAGCCCAAAGTAATCCTGCAGTTCCAACATTTAAATCTTTTTCATCAGCCATTAGTATGTATCCTTTAAATTT